TTGAAAAGCAGCGCGAAAAAAGTAGAACTGGCATCGGTAGATGATCTGTTTTCTACGGAGGAGAGCCGTGCCGATGCTCAGAGAGAAAAAGTAGTAGAAATCCCGCTGTCGGAACTGCACCCGTTCAAAGGGCATCCATTCAAAGTCAAGGATGACGAAGCCATGATGGAGACCGCAGACAGTATCAAGCAGTATGGCGTTCTGGTTCCGGCGATTGCTCGACCGGACCCGGAGGGCGGTTATGAGCTGGTAGCCGGACACAGGCGGCACAGAGCCAGTGAGCTGGCAGAAAAGGAGACCATGCCGGTCATTGTTCGGGATTTGGATGATGATGCCGCCACGATCATTATGGTTGACAGCAACCTGCAACGAGAAAGTCTGCTCCCCAGTGAAAGAGCATTTGCCTACAAGATGAAGCTGGATGCCATGAAACATCAGGGAGAGCGAGTTGATTTAACTTCGTCCCAAGTTGGGACGAAGTTGAGAGCCGATGAAATATTGGCTCAGCAGGCTGGTTCAAGCAGAAATCAAGTTCAGCGCTATATCCGTCTGACAGAGCTGATTCCTGAATTGATGGATATGGTGGATGAAAAGAAGATTGCCCTGAACCCTGCCTATGAGCTGTCCTTTCTCAAAAAGGAGGAACAGGTAGACCTGTTGGACGCGATGGACAGCGAACAGGCTACCCCTTCTCTTTCTCAAGCTCAGCGGCTCAAAAAATACAGTCAGGAGGGGCATCTGACCCTCGATATGATGCGTGTCATCATGGGTGAGGAAAAGAAAAGCGATCTGGACCGAGTGACATTTACCTCTGACACCTTGCGAAAGTATTTCCCTAAAAGCTATACGCCCCAGCGGATGCAGGAAACCATCATCAAGCTGCTGGAGGCATGGCAGAAAAAGCGTCAGAGAGATCAGGAACGATGAAAGGAGCCGCCTATGAGGGATATTTCAGCCCGTGAGCTGAAAGGACACAACATTCTCGCCGTAGAGAGGTTTTGGGATAACACCCGCTGGATGATTGAGTTTTCCGTCCTGCGTCCCAGCACAGCTTACGGCAGCCCCGGAGAGGAAATGCGGCTGTTTTTGACCGAGGACGGGTATCAGGCTGCCCTGCAAAGCCAGCAGCGCCGGGAGATTAAGATCAAGCGTTACGCTCGTGTGATTGAGGGACATATCCTCGATTTCAAACCGGGAAAACGCCGCCGCTCATAAACCCATACAACGAAAGGAAAGGAATGACTATGTGTACGGTAAAGGAAATTCAAGAAGCAATCCAGGAAGATTGCAAATCTCAGCATGACATGGATTCAACGGATATTGACCGAGTGATGCAAACACTTCCTTTCGCCCAGGAGGAGCCATTTACAGAGGCGCGTCCTCGAAAGCCGCTGTTTTGGTTCTATGCAAGAAAATTTGAAAAGTGTTGAACACCGCAATTCTTTGGAATGAGGATTGCGGTTTTTTTGTACCCAAAATTCGGAAGGAGTGAGGTCGATGGCCGTTTTTCGTATTGAACGGACCCGTGATTATACCGTGATGAGCAATCATCATTTACGAAATGCAAACCTGTCGTTAAAAGCCAAGGGGCTGCTTTCCATGATGCTGTCTTTGCCAGAGGACTGGAATTACACCACCCGTGGTCTTGCAAAGATCTGTAAGGAGGGCGTGGATGCCATAGGCGCTGCGTTGCGGGAATTGGAGGCTGCCGGTTACATTGTGCGGCACAAGCTGCGTGACCGGCAGGGACGCATCAGCGATACAGAGTATGTCATATACGAGCAGCCACAGCTTAGAAAACCGGATACGGATTCACCAGATACGGAAAACCCGTATATGGATAAACCGGATACGGAAAAGCCCGCAGAATTAAATATAGAGAAATCAAATACAGAAAAATCAATTACTTATGGATCAAGTACCGATTCCATTCCCTTCCGGGAAACAGCGGCGGCAAGACCGCCGGAACGGAAAGGAAGAGATGCGATGTCTGTCACAGAGATAGAAAATTATCGGGAATTGATTTTGGAGAATATCGAGTATGACTGTCTGAAGCAGCGTTATCCTCTCTACCTGGATGACCTGAATGAGATCGTAGAGCTGTTGGTAGAAACGGTCTGTGCCAGACGAAAGACCACCCGGATCTCTGGGGCAGACTTTCCTCACGAGATCGTGCGTTCCCGTTTTTTGAAACTGGACAGCTCCCACATCGAGTTTGTCATGGACTGTCTGCAAAAGAACACCACCCAGGTACGCAACATGAAGCAGTACCTGCTTGCGGTGCTGTTCAATGCGCCTACCACCATGAATAATCACTTCACTTCATTGGTCAACCACGATATGCACGCAGGCGGCTGGTAAAGGCCGCCTTTTATCATGCCAAAGGAGGCACGACATGAACCAGATGGAAATTTTCAAAAACCCGGAGTTTGGCAGTATCCGGGTCATCGAAGAAAACGGCAAATACCTGTTTTGCGGAATGGATGTGGCCGCTGCGCTGGGGTACAGCAATTCCCGCGATGCAATTATCCGCCATTGTAGGTATGTCGTGAAACGCGACGCACCTCACCCACAAAGCCCCGACCGCAAAATCAGTATGACTTTTATCCCCGAAGGAGATTTGTACCGCCTGATTGTTCACAGCAAATTGCCATCGGCAGAACAGTTTGAACAGTGGGTATTCGATGAGGTTCTGCCTACCATTCGCAAGCACGGGGCCTATCTCACAAGAGAGAAGCTTTGGGAGGTAGCTACTTCCCCGGAGGCTCTGATGAAGCTCTGCTCAGACTTGTTGGCTGAGCGTGAAGCAAATATTTCTCTGCGTAAGGAAAATGCACAGCTGGAGGGCAAAGCCGCTTTCTATGACCTGTTCATCGACTTAAAGCACAGCACCAATCTCAGGACAACCGCCAAAGAGTTGGATGTCCCGGAGCGCCGGTTTGTTCGGTTTCTGATAGAACGACGGTTTGTGTACCGCACAGCATCCGGCAATGTGCTGCCCTATGCCAATGTGAAAAATACGGGGCTGTTCTGTGTGAAAGACTACTGCAATCACGGGCATACCGGCTCCTACACGCTGGTTACGCCAAAGGGAAAGCTCTACTTTGCTCAGCTGCGGGAGATGATCTTGCTGGTCTCATAAGAACGGAAAGGAAGTGGGTTTTATGCAGGAAGGCAAAACAATCGGGCAGCTGATGGAGGAAATGCGCCAGAAAGCCGGGGCGCAGAACTATCACGGTCATGACTACATGGATCTCCAGCGATTTGCGGAGAACACCCGGCACATGATTATTTTTGATGTACTGACGCATGACTCCCCGGTTGGCTGGAAAGGAGAACGCACCCGCCTGTTTTTGTCAGATATAGGCTATGAAAAAGCTCTGGACAGTCAGGCAAATGGGCAGATCAAGATTCTCAGCCATGCAAAGGTCAGAAATGGAGATTTGTTTTATGACCACAAAGAACAGATACGATAGGAGGAATCCGATATGAATGAGGAAAAGAAAGTACCCTTTAAGTGGGAATATGGGGAAGAAACCATATCGCTGCAACTTGGAATGTATGCGAATAATCAGCGGCTTTATATCGGCATGATTACCCATACAGAAGATGGAGCAGAGGCGTTTGCAGATATGACGGTGAACCTACCAGGATATTCCCTGGACCCCGGAGAGGCGTTTATTTCCGGTGACATCAGCAAGGATTTGCTGCGATTCATCAAAGAGAACAAATTGGGGAAGGTGCTTCCCTATCAGGTTCAGTCCGGTTATGGAAAATATTCTGCTGTTGCCTTTGATCTGGAGAAGCTGAAGGCATTTGACCCCAAAGGTGTGGCAGAGTTCCGGAAAGAGTGGAATCTGCCGGATAAGAAGCCGGTAAAGAAAAAGAGCCGCGGGATGGAGCGATGAAAAAATACCTCCTCCGGCGGCTGGTGGTTCCGCCTTAGCAAAAAAAGAGATTCCCTGCAAACTTCGTGGAAAGGAGGCGAGAAAATGCAGGAAGAAGTGGAAAACAGAACTTTGACGCTGGTTGTCAGTGGAACAAAGTTTACCGGCAGAATGTTTAAGGCTGCCATAAGCAAGTACATGGCACATCGAAAGGAAAAGAAGCTGGAAAAACAGAGAAGCCGTGATGCGCCGGTTGTTCCGCATGGAAAACAGACTGTGAAGCAGCTTGTCGGGCAGAATCAGGGAATATCCAACATTGAGATCACAGACCCCTCTATCAAGGAGTTTGAGAAAATCGCCCGGAAATATGGTGTGGATTATGCGGTGAAAAAGGACCGCAGCAGTTCTCCGCCAAAGTACCTGATTTTTTTCAAAGGCCGTGATGCAGATGCTCTGACAGCAGCTTTTACAGAGTACACCAACAAAAAGGTCAAAAAGGCAACGAAAACAGAGCGCCCGTCCGTACTGGCAAAACTTAACCGGTTCAAAGAGATGGTTAAAAATGCTGTGGTGGATCGCACCAAGCGAAAGGAGCTGGAACGATGAAAAAGACATTGGACATCAAAAAGCTCATTTTGCTGAATATGCCGTATATCCTGATGGGACTGTTTGCTACCAATTTTGGAGAGGCATGGCGAATGGCACAAGGGGCGGATGCTTCAGAAAAGTTTCTTTCGCTGATTGCGGTTCTGCCTGGGGCGCTGCAAAGTTTCTGGCCAAGCCTGCATCCATTGGACTTGTTGGTAGGACTGTGTTGTGGAGGCAGTCTGAGGCTGGCGGTGTATCTTAAAAGCAAGAACGCCAAGAAATATCGACATGGTTTGGAATATGGTTCGGCCCGCTGGGGAACCCGTGAGGATATTACACCTTACGTTGATCCTGTATTTCAGAACAATGTGATTCTGACGAAAACGGAGAGCCTGACCATGAACAGCCGCCCCAAGGACCCCAAGACTGCCAGAAACAAAAATGTACTGGTGATTGGCGGCTCCGGTTCCGGTAAGACCCGATTCTGGCTGAAACCAAACCTGATGCAGATGCACAGCTCCTATGTTGTGACGGACCCGAAAGGAACAATTCTGGTGGAGTGCGGAAAAATGCTCCAAAGGGGTGCGCCCAAGCTGGGGAAGGACGGAAAGCCCATGAAGGATAAGCACGGCAAGGTCATTTATGAGCCGTACCGAATCAAGGTCCTAAATACCATCAACTTCAAGAAGTCCATGCACTATAACCCCTTTGCATACATCCACTCGGAAAAGGATATTTTGAAGCTGGTGACAACGCTGATCGCCAATACCAAAGGCGAAGGCAAGGCCGGAGACGATTTCTGGGTAAAAGCAGAAACCTTGTTGTACTGCGCGCTTATTGGCTATATCCATTATGAGGCTCCGGTGGAGGAGCAGAACTTCTCTACCCTCATTGAGTTCATCAACGCCATGGAAGTCCGTGAGGATGACGAGGAGTTCAAAAACCCCGTAGACCTGATGCTTGATGCACTGGAAGCCGAGAAGCCAAATCACTTTGCGGTGCGCCAGTATAAGAAATATAAGCTGGCCGCCGGCAAGACCGCTAAGTCGATTTTGATTTCCTGCGGCGCTCGTCTGGCTCCTTTTGATATTGCGGAGCTGCGCGAGGTTACATCCTACGATGAGTTGGAACTGGATACGCTGGGAGACAGAAAAACGGCTCTGTTCCTCATTATGAGTGATACGGATGACAGTTTTAACTTTCTCATTTCAATGTGCTACACCCAGTTATTCAACCTGCTTTGTGAAAAGGCCGACGATGTGTATGGCGGCAGGCTTCCGGTTCATGTGCGCTGTTTGATTGATGAGTGTGCTAACATCGGGCAGATTCCGAAGCTGGAAAAGCTGGTGGCCACCATCCGAAGCCGTGAAATCTCTGCCTGTCTGGTGTTGCAGGCACAGAGCCAGCTCAAGGCAATTTACAAAGATAATGCCGATACCATCATCGGCAATATGGATACTTCCCTCTTCCTGGGTGGCAAAGAGCCAACAACGCTGAAAGAGCTGGCGGCTGTTCTGGGAAAGGAGACCATAGACACTTACAACACCGGAGAGAGCCGGGGACGGGAGACCTCCCACTCGCTCAACTATCAGAAATTGGGAAAAGATATGACATACTTGTTTGTGAAGAGTTCAGTTGCCTTGAATTTCGCACGGACAGGGACACGATCAACTGGATTCTGAAAACTGAATACAGGAGGTCGTTACATGGAAAAACTACCCAAAAGAATCACAGAGAACGGCATAGATTATGTTCTCGCTGGTGACTACTACATCCCTGCTTTACGGCTGACGGAGGAATCCCGCCCAATCGGGCGCTGGGGGTGGCTGCACAAAGCCTATCTGGAAGAAACCCGCCCCGCCCTCTATTTAGGTCTTTTGCTTTCAGGAAATCTTTGGTCGTACCTTGCTGACCTGAATGAACAGGCGCAGGAACGCTTGGAGCTGGTTATCATGCAGATGAAAACAGCGGAGGGCGTGACGGAAGCACTAAAAGCCAGCGACCAGCTTGCGTGGGTACAGCACATGAACAGCATACGGAACCGGGCGGAGGAAATTATCCTCTCGGAACTTGTGTACGGAAAGGAGCCGCTATGAAATACCGTATTGAGCGCATGGAAGGTCAGCATTGCCATTTTGTAAATGGCAGGGTGGAGCTTCTCGCCTATTTGGAGCAGGCGCAGGCAGGAACGGTTACGGACATCCGCAAGGTTTACCGAAACGGTGTCACCGATTCCGTGATGGAAATATATCTGCCGTATGTCAGGGGCAGGAAATCTTTTTAAGCCGAAAGAAGAAAACCTTTACATTGAGAGCCATTCACCGGGCAATCCGGCGGGTGGCTTTTTTAGCGCCGCTTCCTGCCGCCATTCCATGCAGGCGGGATGGGGCTGCTCTTCCCACGCATACTTTGGAACTTCCTTGCGTGTTTGGACTTCCCCAGAATCCCCAGAAAAGAGGTAAATTCTTCGGAGGTTATCTTATCATAGGGGATTTCCATCTGGTCGCAGAATACCTGAATAAAGGCTTCCTCCCCGCTGGTTCCCGTCTGGATAAGCTGTGCAAACTTCCGCTGTACCTCCGCTACCGTGGGCTGCCGTTCATCGGCGGTTGTGGTATCGCTTGTGTGTGCCGTCTGGATGTCCTTTACAATCCGGTCAAGGTCTTTGTGGACGATGTGGTTGAAATAATCGTCACTGTCCACCTGCGCCACTTCGAGGGTGCGCATATAAAGGTCATCCTCCCCCGGCGCATAAGTTTCCATGACCGTCTGGCGGGCTGCTTCTAAGTCCATGTTGAGCTGACTGACACGCATACCGGCGATGCGGTCAACGATGATGGTGATGTCTGTCAGGAGCTTCGGGAAATCCTCATGGGTGGCGATTTCGCAGAGAAGCCGGTTGTTGATTCTCCCGCTTTTCAAAAGTTCTATCATACTGTCGTTTAAGTGCAGCGACTGGACTTCTATGTTCGGGACTTCCTTGTTTTCCGTCAGTCCCATCAGGTAATCGGCAGACACGCCATAAAAATCCGCCAGCGTTGCAATGGCAAACGGGCTGATGTCCTTATAACCGTCTCCTTCATATTTTGCAAGGGCAGACCGGGACAGACCGGTTTCATTTGCAAGCTGCTCTAAGGTCAGGTGCTTGTCCACTACTCTTAAATCCTTTAGCCGTTCCGGTATGGATAGCTTCACATACATAAAAATCAATCCCCTTTCCTCTTTAAAATCCGCTGATACAAGGATTATACCACGATTTCCATAAGCGTGGAAATATCCGGTTTCGGCGGATTTTTCCATCGTCTTGGACATACGGGGGAAGCCCCCTTTTTTCGATAAGATAGAGAGGTCAGAAGGAACCTTGAAAACAGAATGACCGGCTGCAAGCAGGTATGGCTCTGGGAGAAGTGCCGCCATGACAGGAGCGCACCAACAGGGACGATACGCCGGGAGACAACCTCCGGGCAGGAGCGGTTTGCAGGAAGAACGGCGGACAGGAACGATTGGCATAAAGGGAATCCGGGAGACGGAATCCCTTTCACACCGGGGCTAAAAAGCCCCAGAAAGAATGAGGTGCAGATGAAATTAAATATCAAAGAAAAGAAAGCGTTGTATGTGTTTGGCTGCCCCAGCCACAAAAACACGGTCACACGGTTGAAGCTGCTGGTTTCGCTGACCGTTGACCCGGAAGCGAAGCATGGGCTTTTGGAGCTTGCAAGGAAGATTGAGCGGGAAACCAGCGAGGAATGGTTTCCTGACTTTTACCACCACCTCCGCATGGAGATGGACGGTTACTTCCGTTGCAAACGCTGCCTGTGGATTGTGGAAGCCAGCACTGATTATGAGGAGGAGATGTATGAAGAAGCCGTCTAAGTATGAGAAGGAAACGATTGTGAATTTCAACGAAGCCGAACAGGAAGCTATCATTTACACATTCAATGCGGATTTGAAGCGGCGTCTGGCAGAGTTTTCCCAAAAATATCCGCTCCTGTGCCGATTGGAAAGAGCCACGCCGGAGGGAAGCGTGACCTATGTTCTGGATAAATCCCGTCTTTCCATCCGGCTGGTGCCGCCGTACAGCGAAGAACGACGGGCGGCGGCAAGGGCTTACGCAAAGGAACACGGCTTCCAGCCCGTAACGGTAGGGAAGAAAACAGCATGATTTGGGGGTGTTTTCGGTCAAAACGGCGTGTGTGGAACCGGTGTTTTTCCTGCGGGATGCCTAACCGGTATCAGACATCGGGGAAGCCCCGGACGGAAAAAATGCCAGTTCTGGGGGCACTTTGGGGACTGTCATGCAGCGGGCATGGATTCCGGCGAAAAATCAAAGTGCGCAGCACGTTTTGATTTTCTGATACCGGATGGGAAACCACCTTCTAACGTGGACGAGCGCAGCGCACCCACGTTAGAGGCGGCAGCGGATTAAGGGCGGCAAGCCCTTATCGGGTCAAGGGCGAAGCGCCTTGGCGGGTTGAGGGCGGCAGCCCCATCGGGTCAAGGGCGAAGCGCTTTGGCGGGTTGAGGGCGGCAAGCCCCATCGGGTCAAGGGTGAAACGCCTTGCCCAGCTAGAGTTGATGCCTGCGTCAATTCGTACTGGGTATTACCTGACGCAAAGCCACGCAGGTTCGGCAGCTTCGCAGCCCTCCCCCTTACGGGGGAAATCTTCAAACGGGAAGGAGGATTCAGGCTTGAAACTAACACGGCACAATGGGCGTTCCGGCAAAAACGGCACTTATAATCCCCGGCACAATGACCGCCGCTTCGATGTGGGGAACAGTGAGCATATTGACTCGGAACGGGCAAAGAAAAATATTTATTGGGACTGTTACCGGGGCTACACTACCGCCGGGAGCCGGGAGGATTCCTCCCAGCCGGATTGCAGCTTTGAACAGATTGAGCGGATGTATTACACGGAGCATTATTCTGATTTTGTGGATGCCCAGAACGCAAGGAATGAAAAGACCCGGCACACGGAGCGCAACCGCACTGTAGGAGATTTGCTGAAGAATAACAAAACCTGCCCGGAGGAAACCATCTACCAGATTGGGACGGTGGAGGAATCCGTCCCGCCAGAGGTATTGTTTCGGATTGTAAATGAATTTTACGGAGAGTTTGAACGGCGCTTCGGCTCTCATGTTCATCTCCTTGACTGGGCGCTTCATCTGGATGAGGGCACGCCCCATATCCACGAACGTCATGTATTCGACTGCAAGAACCGGTACGGCGAATTATGCCCCCAGCAGGAAAAGGCGTTGGAGGAACTGGGGATTCCCCTGCCTGACCCGGATAAACCGAAAGGCAAGCATAACAACCGCAAACAGACATTTGATTCCGTTTGCCGCACCATGCTTTTCGACATCAGCAGGCGTCATGGCGTCCATCTTGAGCAGGAGCCGTCCTATGGGGGACGGGAGTATCTGGAGAAGCAGGACTATATCCTGATGAAGCAAAAGGAAAAACTGGCGGCGCAGGAGCAGAAGCTGGAAGAACTGACATTGAAAATTGAGGATGTGGAGACGCTGCTGGACGATGTTTCCGATGCCGCCTATGACAAGGCGGTGGAGGTCGTGGCGGATGCCGTCCGGCTGGAAACCCATAAGGAGGACATCAGGCTGGTAGAGGAATCGAAAAAGTGGGTTCTTTCCCCGGAACGGAAAGCCCCGCAAAAAGAACGGGAATACGCTGCTGCCCGTCTGGATGGGGTTATCACGAAAATAAAAAGTACCATGCAGACCGCCTTTGCAAAAATCCAAAAAGCACTTATGCAGCCGGAAACCAAACAGGCAGGGAAAGAAAAAATCAAGGAAAAAGCAAGGGAATCCATCCGGGAGCAGCTAAAAAAAGCGCAGGAGGAAATGGCAAAACGGGAAGGCGTGCGCCGCAGACCAGAACGAAAGCAGCCGGATATGGAACGGTAGGGAGCTTTCTGTAGGATTGGAAGGAGGATTGAGCTTGGATGTATTTGAAGCGGTAAAGCAGGCTGTCACCACAAGGCAGGCTGCGGAGCATTATGGAATCCATGTAGGAAGGAACGGCATGGCGTGCTGCCCCTTCCACAAAGATAAAACGCCCAGCCTGAAAGTGGACAAACGCTTCCACTGCTTCGGCTGTCAGGCAGACGGCGATGTGATTGATTTTGCGGCAAGGCTCTTTGACCTGTCCGGCGTGGATGCGGCGAGACGGCTGGCGGCGGATTTTGGAATCCCTTATGACAGCCGGGGCAGGTCTTTGCCAAAGCCGGTAAAGCGGAGCATACCGGCGGAGCTTCGCTTTTTGCAGGCGGAACAGAAATGCTTCTGTGTGCTTAGCGATTATTACCATCTGCTGGGAAGATGGAGAACGGAACACGCCCCAAAATCGCCGGAGGACACATGGCATCCGCTGTTTGCGGAAGCCTTGCAGAAACAGGAGTATGTAGGGTATCTGTTAGACACGCTGCTTACCGGCGGTGCGAAAGAAAAAGCCGATATTATCATCGGGCACGGGAAGGAGGTGGAACGGCTTGAAAAAAGAATATCAGAGCTTACCGGCAGCCACAAGGAACGCACTGCAAGCCGCAGCCGACAGCCTGAGCGGTGACAAAACAGTTTCCGAAGTCCGGGATATGCTGGAAGTGACCCAGAAGGGGCAGACTGCAAACACGCCGGGAAATTACCGAACAGTATTCCTCCATGACCCGCTCTTAAAAGGGGCGTTCAGTAACAACCTGCTGACCGATCAGGTGGATATTGTGAAGCCCCTCGGCTGGTATCGGGACGGAAGCCGGCTGACAGACGTGGACATCCAGTATCTGGTTTTGTATCTGGAAGAACACTATGGTCTGACCTCGGAAAAGCGGATTGAAGGGGCAATTAAGGTCGCTGCCAACGAATACCGCTACCATCCCATCCGTGATTATTTAAACAGCCTTTCGTGGGACGGGACGGAGCGGGTGCGCTTCGCTTTGCACCGGTTCCTCGGCGCAGAGGTGAACGATTATAACTATGAGGTTCTCCTGCTGTTCATGTTGGGAGCCATTACACGGGTATTCAAGCCCGGCACAAAGTTTGAGGTCATGCTCTGTCTGGTAGGCGGTCAGGGAGCCGGAAAATCCACCTTTTTCCGGTTCCTTGCCGTCCGGGACGAGTGGTTCTCCGATGATTTGCGCAGGCTTGACGATGATAACATCTACCGCAAGCTGCAAGGTCACTGGATTATTGAAATGTCGGAAATGATTGCTACCGCAAATGCAAAGAGTATTGAGGACATCAAGGCTTTTTTAAGCCGCCAGAAGGAAACCTATAAAGCCCCTTATGAAGTCCATCCGAAAGACCATAAGCGCCAGTGTGTCTTTGCCGGTACTTCCAACACACCGGATTTCCTGCCCCTTGACCGTACCGGCAACCGCCGGTTTCTGCCTGTTCTGGTGCAGGCGGAAGCGGCAGAGGTTCATATTTTGGAGGACGAACCGGCTTCGAGGGCTTATGTCAGCCAGATGTGGGCGGAGGTTATGGAGGTTTACCGGCGGGGAGAAGGAAAGCTGAAACTAAGCGCAGGCATGGAACGTTATCTGAAAGAGCATCAGAAATTATTTATGCCGGAGGACACGTTTGCCGCCCGGATTCTAAACTTCCTTGACGGTTATGGAGGAAAGATGGTCTGCTCCCTGCAAATCTACTATGAGGGGCTGGGGCATCCGTCCTATGAGGAACCGAAACAGTATGAAATCCGGGACATCAATTCCGTAATGAAGAACTATGCGGCAGGCTGGAAAGCCTTTGAAAATCCCAGACATTTTCCTGCTCCCTACCACCGGCAGAAGGGATGGGAACGGACAGAGCCTGACAACGGAGGACAGGAAAAATCCGATTTTCAATTTTTACCGGAGGAAGAAGCCGTCCAGCTTGGGCTGCCGGAGGAATGGCTGCAAAGGGAAAAGGCGTAGCCGGTTGTCAGCCGGTTGCCGCCCCCGTTGTCAAGCCCGTTGTCAGGGGGAGAGCCTGCAAACGGCTTATTTTATGGCTTTTTTCCTTCTGACAACGAAAGCAACGAAAAAATCAGAAAAAAAGAAATCAGGACAGGAAACGGTATGCCGGGGATTGTGTACGGGGTTTTTAAATGCCCGTTGTCAGACTTCGTTGTCAGGCTCCCATCTGACCGGCAGACCGCACGCAGCACCCGGACAGTAACGCTCCGGGTTATTTTATGGAGGTAAATGCCTATGGCAGAAAGAAAGCAGAGCAACTACCCGGCAAAGGTGCAGGAACCGGAACGGAAATGCCGGGGTGTCCGGTTCATCGTCTCCCGTGAGTTTGCAGGCAGCCAGACCATGCAGCAAGCCTTTGAGCAGCTTATTGAGCGGCAGACCTGTGAACGGTTTGAGGAATGGATGGGGCAAAAAGCCAGTTAAAAGGCTGAAATCCGGCGAAAACAGTTGAAAGGACGGCGGGGGCATGGTATTATAATGGTATCGTGTCCCTGTTCGTAGAAGGAGAACACTATGAACAGGAATAAAAAAATAGTCAAAAAAATAACCGCCCTTTATTGCAGGATTTCCCTTGACGATGGCAACGCAAACGAGAGCATGAGTATTTCCAACCAGAAGCTCCTGCTCAAAGACTTTGCCGAAAAGAACGGTCTGCTCCCTTATGAATACTATGTAGATGATGGCTACACGGGGCGCAACTTCAACCGTCCTTCGTTTAAACGCATGATTGCCGACATCGAAGCTGGGAAGGTTGGCTGCGTCATTACCAAAGACCTTTCAAGGCTTGGCAGAAACTATATCGAAGCGGGCGGCTATATCGAAGTCTTTTTCCCAAAACACAATGTAAGATATATTGCCGTCACGGACGGCGTGGACAGCCTGACCCGTCAGGAAATGGACATCACGCCCTTTAAAAATATCCTGAATGATATGTACAGCCGGGATATTTCCAAAAAGGTGCTGGCTGGACGCATGACCCGTTCCCGTCAGGGTAAATTCTGCGGAGGTCAGCCGCCCCTTGGCTTGATGCGTGACCCGGCTGACCGAGGTCATCTGGTGCTTGACCCTCAAACAGCCCCCACAATCCGAAAGATATATGACCTTGCATTAAACGGCTGGGGCTGTATGCGGATTGCAAAACAGCTCATGGAAGAAAAAATCCCGATCACACGGGTAAAAAGCAATACGGACTGTGATGTCAACTATTATTCGTGGGGAAGCGCAAGAATCAGCCATATCCTTCGGAATCCTTTTTATAAGGGCGCACATCTGGTCTGCCGGACACATCAGAAAGGAATCCGCTCCGGCACCGTGGACATCATTCCCCGCAAGGAATGGGAAGTCATAGAAGGCTGCCATGAAGCCATTGTAAGCCCGGAGGATTGGGAGAAGGTGCAGGAACTGATTGACCGCCGCCCTCCCATCATGCAGGGGAATGCCTGCCCTTTTTACAACCTGTTTCACGGCATGGTTTACTGTGCCACCTGCGGCAAGTCCATGCAGGCTCGCTATGAGAAGGTCGGAAGGACGGGGAAAAACCGCTTCACCGGCAAGGAACGGGAGCCGATTGATAAGGCATATTATATCTGCCAGACCTATAACCGGCTGGGGAAGGACGCCTGCACCAGCCACAAGATAGAAGCGAGGGACTTATATAACCTTGTGTTGAAGGATATTCAGGAATTGGCAGAAATGGCGTTGAAGGATGCAGACGCTTTCTACCAGCGGCTGTGCAGCCGTATGGAACGGAGGTATTTGTCGGATGCTTCCGATATGGAGAAGGAACGGGAACGGCTGGAAAAGCGGAATCAGGAGATTGACGAAATGTTTTTAAACCTCTACACCGATAAGGCAAAAGGAATCCTGTCAGAGCAGCGTTTTCTAAAGCTGACGGCAGCGATGGAGAAGGAACAGGAGGAAAACCAGAGCCGCATCAAGGATTTGTCCCTTCTCCTGCACCGCTCTAACGAGCAGGAAAACGATGTACGAAGCTTTATCCGGGAAATCCGCCAATACGCAGCGATTCAGGAGCTGGACGAAACCGTATTGAACCGCCTTATCAGCCAGATTCTGGTAGGCGAAATAAACAAGGTTGATGGGGAAAAGGTTCAGGAAGTCAAAATCATTTATAACTTTGTCGGGGAAATACCGGCGGCACAATAACGACAGCAGCCCTTCTTCCATTCCGGGAGAAGGGTCTTTTTTCGGGCATGGAAAAAGCCGGGGCTTTTATTCTCCGGCTTCCGGGATAAATTCCAGATGTTCCAACGCATAGCGCAGAGCCATGCACATAAGTTCATTGCGGGAGCGGTCGCTTTTGGCTGACAGTTTATCAAATTCCTCCTGCAATTCCCTGTCTATCCGAAGCGTCATCACTACGGACTTATCTTCCTTTCTGTCCGGCTTCTTCTGCCTTACCACAAACTTATCTGCCACATTACACCTCCGTATTACAAATATGCAATCATTATAAACGATTTTGCTTGACTTTTATATATCACATGATAGAATACAAATATGTAATACACATTTATGATACAAGGAGGACAAAAGAATGAAAAGCGTATTGGAGCAGCTTTATGACGGGGAAATCTATCCAGCCGAACAGGTCAACGTCAGGACGGAGGGATACCAGCAAATGCGCCGGGAACATTACAGCCACTACGAGGATTTCATCGAACAGCTAAAAACGCTCAACCCGCCGCTTGACGAGCGTTTCATAGAGATTATGGACGAGCAGCTTGACGCACTCCCGCTTGAAACAGCAGAAACCTTTATTTTCGGTTTCCGGCTTGGGGCAAAGATTATACTGGAAGTGCTTGAGGACAGGTAAAAGAAATGAGAAAGACAGCCGTGGGTGGGAAGCGGCTGCCTTTTTTAGTAAACAAACGGTAAATTATGTGTTCCAATCAAAAACTAGAAAACCCTACATGATAAAGGCGGATTTGCTCTAGTCTTTTTATAATATTTACCTTCAAAAAAATAATCATTCAATCCCATCTGACGAAACTGAAACAGTTTCAGAAGTTAAAGCAAAAAGGAGAGGAATGTTATATTTGTATAATATGCCATTTTCATAATCTGATAACTGTATCAAAATTGTGTCTGTTCTTGTGGTTTCATCTTTAGGTATTGTGTAAGTGAACGAGTTTTTTTGTGTATTTGATACTGTTCCGTTCTCGGCAGATGCGGAATAACTCCACTCTGTTAAGTCTGTCGAAATAATAACAGTAACCTCCTTCTCTTTTCTAATTTCCAAAGATGTTTTGTCTATCTGTACATTAAATGGTGTAGAAGCTGATAAATCTGACAATACTTCAATATTTTCAAATTCGTCCATTGACACAGTATCTGCTTCAAGTGTGTGCGGTGGATTATTGCTTGTTGCTTTTTCTAAAGCACATCCAGATAAAAATAAACTTATAATTATACCGTAAAATAGATAAAACTTTTTTCGCACTTCAATACTCCTTTCAAAATAACAGAGGAAGTGAAATCATTAAACTACATTAAACAAAGCATTGAAAAGACCTACTAAAAATCTAGCAGTACAATCAATGCTTTGTTTTTTAATCATAGGGCATTAAAATTAGCACTTGTTAATTAGCATCTCTAGCATAACCTTTATTGCAGTTTGTGCATTTTCCATTGACCCAGTTATGTGTCATTTGAATCGTTTCCGTTTCATAGATAGTAGTGGCACCACACGTCAAACACTGACGGTAATTATACACATGACGTGTTGCGCACTTTTCCCAATCATCATATATACCCGGCATTTCATCTTCATACCCGTAATATCTGGGGCTGTCCCAGTTGTGGGTATGTGCTGCGAATACAGTCATCGGTGCAGCTACTATTCCAACAACCAATGAAAGTGTTAATACAATTTTTTTAAGTTTCATAGCTATCCTCCCTTTCAAATCCAAACAACTACTTACACAACTGATACGCTTTAATTATAACTAGAGATGTCAAAAAAATCAACAATTTTTTATTAAAAAATCATTTTTTTTTGGACATTGTGTAACAACTCGACCACGCCGGACTGTTACGTTTGAAAGGAGACTTGACTATTGAAATCGAATTTACCACTTGACAAGATGGCAAAGAGCTGATGAGCCAGGACGAGCTGGCAGTTATGGATGGCGGCAAGTGCATCTTGCAGTTGCGCGGTGTGCGTCCGTTTCTTTCAGACAAGTATGACATTACCAGACACCCTAATTTCAAATACACAGCTGATGCAGGCAAGCGAAATACCTTTGATATTGAAGCATTTTTGTCTGCCAGACTAAAACTCAAGCCTGATGAGGTCTGCGATGTATATGAAGTAGACACGGAGGGCGTGTAATACGGTTCCGCTGAGAAAGGAGTGATCGTATCTATTTGACGCAACTGCCTCTGTTGAGGCCATTGGCGTACAAAGCGGACAATCGCAAGAAAAATAATGAAAAAGGAGGACAGCCGGAATCATGCTCTCATAGATCGAGGGCAGATTGTTCCGGCTTTTGTGCGCTTATGAAACAAACCTAACTAATCATTCAAATGATTCCGGCTAATATTATTTATGGCATTTTTTGAACAGGCAATTACCGTTCTTCAGACTCTCGTTATCGCTCTGGGCGCTGGTCTTGGTATCTGGGGTGTCATCAACCTGTTGGAAGGTTACGGCAACGACAACCCTGGCGCAAAATCTCAGGGCATGAAGCAGCTCATGGCCGGCGCTGGTGTAGCCGTTGTTGGTATGGTTCTTGTACCTCTGCTCTCCGGGCTGTTCTCTGTCTAAGCGTTCCTGCATGAAATCCTTGCCGCTCCCGCAGCTTTGCGGGGGCGGCGGAAAGGAGGTTGACACCGTATGGATTTCTTACTTGAAGCCCTGACAAATTGGCTGAAAGAAATGCTGGTGGGCGGTATTATGAGCAACCTTTCGGGGATGTTTGACAGCGTAAACCAACAGGTCGCGGATATATCCGTACAGGTAGGACAGACCCCACAAGGATGGAATGGCAGTATTTTCAATATGATTGAGAATCTGTCAAACTCCATCATGGTGCCGATTGCAGGTGTGATCCTGGCTATCGTTATGACCGTAGACCTGATCCAGATGATTGCAGACAAGAACAACCTGCATGATGTGGATACCTGGATGATTTTCAAGTGGGTGTTCAAATCAGCTGCCGCCATCCTCATTGTCACAAACACATGGAATATCGTGATGGGCGTCTTTGATATGGCGCAGAGCGTGGTGGCGCAGGCGGCAGGGATTATCAATTCGGATGCGTCCATTGACATTTCCTCAGTTATGACCGATCTGGAACCGAGGCTGATGGAAATGGATTTGGGACCGCTGTTCGGACTGTGGTTCCAATCCCTCTTTATTGGCATTACCATGTGGGCGTTGTATATCTGTATCTTTATCGTTATTTATGGCCGTATGATCGAGATCTACCTTGTAACTTCGGTGGCTCCCGTTCCAATGGCTGCAATGATGGGCAAAGAATGGGGCGGTATGGGACAGAATTACCTCCGATCCCTGCTGGCACTGGGCTTTCAGGCGTTTCTCATTATCGTCTGCGTGGCAATTTATGCTGTGCTGGTGCAGAACATCGCTATGGAAGATGACATCATCATGGCAATCTGGAGCTGCGTGGGCTACACTGTACTGCTATGTTTTACGCTGTTCAAAACCGGCAGTCTCGCCAAATCAGTCTTTCAGGCGCACTAAAACGGAAGGAGGTTTCCACATTGGCTTATGTACCCGTACCCAAGGACTTAACAAAAGTCAAAACAAAGGTCATGTTCAATCTGACCAAGCGGCAGCTTATCTGCTTCACGGGCGGAGCGCTTATTGGCGTACCGCTTTTCTTTTTGCTCAGAAAACCTACCGGAAACAGTGTAGCGGCTATGTGTATGATGCTAGTTATGCTGCCCTTCTTTATGCTGGCTATGTACGAAAAGCATGGACAGCCCCTGGAAAAGATCGTGGGCAACATTCTCAAAGTAGCTGTGATCCGTCCAAAGCAGCGACCTTACCAGACCAACAACTTTTATGCCGTATTAAAGCGGCAGGAAATGCTCGATAAGGAGGTGTATGACATTGTTCACCGCAATAAAAAAATGGCTACATCGGATGTTCGGAAAAACCGAGGAAAAAACTGTGCAGCCGGTAAAGACAAAGAAAAAGCTGTCCCGCGCCGATAAGAAGCAGATCGAAGCGGCCATTGCCCGCGCTAACCGCACGGACAAAAAAGGAAAATCTGCGCAGGACAGTATCCCTTATGAACGGATGTGGCCGGACGGAATCTGCCGCGTATCGGACAGCCACTACACAAAGACCATCCAGTTTCAGGACATCAACTATCAGCTCTCCCAAAACGAAGATAAGACGGCAATCTTTGAGGGGTGGTGTGATTTCCTCAATTATTTTGACAGCTCGATTCATTTCCAGCTGTCTTTTTTGAACCTTGCGGCATCGGAGGAGACCTTTGCTAACTCCATTTCCATCCCGCCCCAGAGGGACGCCTTTGACAGTATCCGCGAGGAATACACCACAATGCTGCAAAATCAGCTGGCCAGAGGTAACAACGGTCTCATCAAGACCAAATACCTGACCTTTGGTATCGACGCGGACAGCATCAAAGCCGCCAAGCCCCGTCTGGAGCGTATTGAGACAGATATACTTAATAACTTCAAGCGTCTTGGTGTAGCTGCCAGAACGCTGGACGGTAAAGAAAGGCTTTTTCAGCTTCATGCGGTATTCCACATGGATGAACAACTCCCGTTTCAGTTTGAATGGGACTGGCTGGCTCCTTCTGGTCTGTCCACAAAGGATTTTATTGCACCAAGCTCCTTTGAGTTCCGCACCGGCAAGCAGTTCCGTATGGGTAAGAAATACGGAGCTGTTTCTTTTTTGCAGATCCTCGCACCGGAGCTGAATGACCGTCTGCTGGCTGATTTCCTGGATATGGAAAGCTCGCTCATTGTGAGTATGCACATTCAGTCGGTGGATCAGGTGAAAGCCATCAAAACGGTAAAGCGGAAGATTACCGACCTGGACCGCAGCAAGATCGAGGAACAGAAAAAAGCAGTCCGTGCCGGATACGACATGGACATCATTCCATCTGACCTTGCTACCTACGGCAGTGAAGCGAAAAAACTCTTGCAGGATTTGCAGAGCCGCAACGAGAGAATGTTCCTTTTGACCTTTCTGGTGCTGAACACAGCGGACAATCCCCGTCAACTTGGCAACAACATCTTTCAGGCAGGCTCTATTGCCCAGAAGTATAACTGTCAGCTGACCAGGCTGGACTTCCAGCAGGAAGAAGGGCTGATGAGTTGTCTGCCTCTGGGTCTCAATCAGATTGAGATTCAGCGAGGACTGACCACCAGTTCCACAGCTATCTTTGTGCCCTTTACTACGCAGGAACTGTTCCAGAACGGGAAAGAAGCTCTGTACTACGGCATCAATGCTCTGTCCAACAACCTCATCATGGTGGACAGAAAGCTGCTGAAAAACCCCAACGGCCTGATTCTGGGTACGCCGGGTTCCGGTAAGTCCTTCAGCGCAAAACGAGAAATTGCCAACTGCTTTTTGCTTACCAGTGATGATGTTATTATCTGTGACCCGGAAGCGGAGTACGCACCTCTTGTTGAGCGTCTGCATGGGCAGGTCATCAAGATCTCACCTACTTCAACCAACTATATCAATCCGATGGATCTGAATCTGGACTATTCGGATGATGAAAGCCCGCTGTCACTCAAGTCTGACTTTATCCTCAGCTTGTGTGAGCTGATCGTGGGCGGTAAGGAGGGCTTGCAGCCGGTGCAGAAAACCATTATTGACCGTTGTGTACGGCTGGTTTACAACGAATATCTCAATGACCCAAAGCCGGAGAATATGCCGATTTTGGAGGACCTTTATAACTTGCTGCGGGAGCAGGAAGAAAAAGAAGCTCAATACATTGCAACGGCATTGGAAATCTATGTAACGGGTTCTTTGAATGTGTTCAATCATCAGAGCAATGTGGACATTGATAACCGGATTGTCTGCTATGACATCAAGGAACTGGGCAAGCAGCTTAAAAAAATCGGTATGCTGGTGGTACAGGATCAGGTGTGGAACCGCGTTACCATCAACCGTGCCGCTCACAAGTCTACCCGCTACTACATCGACGAGATGCACCTGCTTTTGAAGGAGGAGCAGACCGCCGCCTATACGGTGGAAATCTGGAAGCGATTCAGAAAATGGGGCGGTATTCCGACAGGTATCACCCAGAATGTCAAAGACCTTTTGAGCAGCCGCGAGGTGGAAAATATCTTTGAAAATTCCGACTTCGTGTATATGCTCAACCAGGCAGGCGGAGACCGTCAGATCCTCGCCAAGCAGCTGGGGATTTCCACACACCAATTATCTTATGTGACCCACTCCGGTGAGGGCGAGGGCCTGCTGTTTTATGGCTCTACAATCCTGCCTTTCGTGGATCACTTCCCGAAGAATACCGAGCTTTACCGCATTATGACCACCAAACCCCAGGAACTGAAAAAGAAGGAGGATGAATGATGATGAACCCCAACATTTTGAATAAAAACCCGCTGATGTTTTTTGACAGGGCGGTAAATGCCCAGCGCAGCCAGTTGCTTACGGTCATGGCCGATGCGGTAAGTGAGTGCCGCACGGCGGCAGATCAGGCAGCCGAACTGAATGAGACCGGTCAGGTGGGGCTTCTCCGTCTGGCAGAGGTCTGGAGCGCCATTCGTGCTAAAGAAGGTATGGGCGGCCTGATTCTGGAAGGAACAGAGGCGAAGATCCTGTCCGATGTGGTGGCACAGTTTTATGCCTACCTGTCCGGCTGTATGTTCAACGATCCTGTGGGAATGGCCATTTATGCAGAGCTGCACTACATGATGTCCTCCCTCATGCTGGGAGAATGGTTTGAATAAAGAGCCGCGCCTGCGCTTTACTGATGAGGAACGGTCTGATCCTGCACTGGAAAAGCCGATCCGTAAAGCGGAGAAAGCTGCGGCCAGAGCAGATAAGGCGCAGGCCAATATCCCAAAGAAAAAGGTCAGGCAGACGGTCATTGACCCGGATACCGGAAAAAAGACCTCGAAGCTGACCTTTGAGGACAAGAAAAAGCCACCTTCCAAAGTTTCTCAAGGAGTCAGGGAAGCTCCCGTCCATCTGGTCGCAGGCAAGCTCCACAAAGAGATCCGGGAAACAGAGCAGGACAATGTGGGCGTGGAAAGCGCCCACAAGTCCGAGGAAGCGGTGGAGACCGGCGCTTATCTGGTGCGGGAGGGCTATCGCAGCCACAAGCTGAAGCCGTACCGCAAAGCAGCCCAGGCAGAGCGTCAACTGGAAAAGGCAAATGTAAATGTTCTGTACCAGAAATCTTTGCAGGAAAATCCCCAGTTTGCCAGCAACCCTCTTTCCCGCTGGCAGCAAAAGCAGGCCATCAAAAGACAGTATGCCGCCGCCAAACACGCCGGTCAGACTGCCGGAAATACCGCCCAGGCTGCATCTAAAACCGGAAAAGCCGCAAGGACGGTAAAAGAAAAGGTACAGCAGGCAGGGGCATTCGTCATGCGCCACAAGAAGGGTTTCCTGATGGCAGGGGTTTTGTTCCTCATTACCTGTATGCTGATGAATACCATGTCCTCCTGCTCCATGATGGCGCAGAGCATCGGTTCCGTTCTCTCCGGCACCACCTATCCGTCGGATGACCCGGAAATGCTGGCGGTGGAGGCAGATTATGCAGCCAGAGAAGTCCAGTTGCAGGAGGAAATCGACAACATTGAAAACAGCCACCCAGGGTATGACGAGTATCGCTATGACCTTGGTATGATCGGCCATGACCCTCATGAGCTGGCAGCATTTCTGTCTGCCGTCTTGCAAGGTTACACCCGGCAGAGCGCTCAGACAGAGCTGGCGCGTGTGTTTGCAGCACAGTATCAGCTGACGCTTACTGAGGAAGTGGAGATTCGCTACCGCACGGAGACCTCCACCGACCCGGAGACCGGCGAGACCACCTCAGAAGAAGTCCCCTATGAGTATTACATTTTGAATGTGAAACTCACCAGCAAGCCCATTTCCGCTGTGGCGTCGGAGTTACTGACCCCGGAGCAGATGGAAATGTATCAGGTTTACCGGCAGACCATGGGCAATAAGCCGCTGTTGTTTGGCGGTGGTTCCCCTGACATGAGCAATTCCGAGGACTTGACCGGTGTACAGTTTGTAAATGGAACCCGTCCCGGAAATCCGCAGTTGGTGGAGCTGGCCAAGCGTCAGGTCGGCAATGTGGGTGGCTATCCTTATTGGAGCTGGTATGGCTTTGACAGCCGCGTGGAGTGGTGCGCCTGCTTTGTATCCTGGTGTTATAACCAGGCTGGAAAAAGTGAGCCGCGCTTTGCAGGCTGTGAGTGGCAGGGCGTTCCGTGGTTCCAGTCTCATGGACAATGGGGTGCAAGAGGCTATAACAATCTGGCTCCCGGAGATGCAATTTTCTTTGATTGGGATTTAGATGGGACAGCGGACCATGTGGGTATCGTGATCGGTACGGATGGCAGCCGTGTTTATACGGTGGAGGGAAATTCCGGCGATGCCTGCAAGATCAAAAGTTATGACCTGAATTATCAAAGTATTAAGGGCTACGGCCTGATGAACTGGTAACAGACTTTGTGGAAAGGAGTGAACGGTTATGGCAAAAAACAAAATTGAACGTATCGACCAGGAAATTGAGAAAACCCGTGAGAAGATTGCGGAATATCAGGAAAAGCTCAAGACCCTGGAAGCACAGAAAACGGAGGCAGAGAATCTGGAAATCGTTCAGATGGTTCGTGCGTTACGCATGACTCCAGCACAGCTGAACGCTATGCTTTCCGGTGGAATGAACCACGGCAGAGATACGGCACTGTCGGAATCAAATAATCAGGAGGCTACCGCTTATGAAGAATAAAAGAATTTGCAAAACACTTTCCGCCATTTGCCTGACAATGGTTGTGGCATTTGGCTTTACGATCCCTGCTTTCGCACAGGGGTCAGAACAGGCTCCGGCGGCACCGGCAGAGGATTCTACCAATGACAGCAATGTGATTGTGGAAGAAACAGAACCGGCACCGGCACTTACACCGGAGGGGAATGCGGCATTGGTGGATGATTTTGGAGGCAATAAGCAGCTTATTACTGTTACGACCAAAGCTGGAAATTACTTTTACATCCTGATTGATAGGGCGAATGAGGACAAGGAGACTGCTGTTCACTTTCTGAATCAGGTGGACGATGCAGACCTTGCGGCGCTGATGGAAGATGGAAAAACCAAAGAGGAGATGCCTGCGGTATGCAGCTGTTCAACAAAATGTGAAGCAGGGGCAGTCAATACGGCCTGCCCGGTCTGCGCAACTGATAAGAGTAAATGTACGGGCAAAGCACCGGAACCTCCGGCAGAAACATCGGAGCCGGAAAAGGAGAAGCCTGCCGGATTGAACCCGGCTGCGCTGGTCCTTTTGCTGGCTCTGCTGGGAGGTGGTGGCGTATTTGCCTACTTGAAGCTCGTTAAGAACAAGCCTAAGACCAAGGGCAATGACAGTCTGGACGATTATGATTATGGCGAGGAATGGGAAACCGAGGATGAGGAGTCGGACGAGCCGGATGCTGACGGGGGCAGCACAGAAGAAGATGACGAGGACAGCGTGAAATGACCCGATTCACAGACAGTCCCTATGAACGCATGATGACACGCAGGCCGGAGGGCGGGAAGGAAACTTCCCGTCCTCCTTCTTTACCCCACAGCCACCCCTGCTATGGTTGCGGGAATTATGGAAGGCCCTGCGTAGGTATCTGTCACCGGGAAATGTCCCGATGGCTCAAAGAGAGGAGGAACCATCATGGCTCAACATAAATTGGTAATTGCCGAAAAACCATCGGTTGCCCAGAGTTTGGCGGCGGTGATCGGTGCAACCGTCCGTAAGGACGGGTATCTGGAGGGCAACGGCTGGCGTGTCAGCTGGTGCGTGGGCCATCTGGCCGGTCTTGCGGATGCAGACAGCTATGACCCCAAGTATGCCAAGTGGCGATATGATGACCTGCCTATTCTGCCGGAGTATTGGCAGATGGTGGTGGGAAAGGATAAGAAAAAGCAGTTTGATATTCTCAAAAAGCTGATGAATGCCCCGGATGTTTCGGAGGTGGTAAATGCCTGCGATGCCGGACGCGAGGGCGAGTTAATCTTCCGTAGCGTCTATGAGCTGGCAGGTTGCAAGAAGCCGATGAAAAGGCTCTGGATTTCTTCGATGGAGGACTCCGCCATAAGGGAAGGCTTTGCAAACCTGCGCCCCGGTGCGGATTATGACGGACTTCGGGATGCTGCCCTCTGCCGTGCCAAGGCCGACTGGCTGGTGGGGATCAATGCGACAAGGCTTTTTTCCGTGCTGTATCACCGAACCCTCAACATCGGGCGCGTGATGTCCCCGACGCTGGCGCTTATTGTTCAGCGAGAAGCTGAGATCGACACCTTTCAGTCGATTCCCTTTTATACCGTGGCGCTGGAGCTACCCGGTCTTACCGTATTCGGGGAGCGCATGGCGGATAAGGTTGCTGCTGAGCAGCTGAAAGAAGCCTGTCAGGGTGCAAATGTCACAATCAAAAAGGTGGAGTGCAAGGAAAAGTCCGAAAAGCCGCCTGCCCTCTATGACCTGACTACTCTGCAAAGAGATGCCAACCGCCTGCTTGGATTTACAGCCCAGCAGACCCTGGACTATCTGCAAAGCCTGTATGAAAAGAAGCTATGCACCTATCCCCGTACTGACAGCCGCTATCTGACTGGCGATATGGCAGACAGCCTGCCGGTGCTGGTGAACCTGGTTGCCAACGCCATGCCGTTTTGCAAAGAAATCGCCATTACCTGTGATCCGCATACGGTCATCAACGATAAGAAAGTAACTGACCACCACGCAGTAATCCCTACCAGAAATCTCAAGGATGCAGACCTTTCTGCCCTTCCTGCGGGAGAAAAAGCGGTGCTGGAGCTGGTGGCCCTGCGTCTGATGTGCGCCGTAGCCCAGCCCCATATCTATTCGGAAACCGTTGTGATTGCAGCGTGTGCCGGTGGGGAGTTTACCACAAAAGGAAAAACAGTGAAGCACCCCGGATGGAAAGCACTGGAGGACGCTTATCGTGCCAAAATGAAGGATACAGAGCCGAAAAAAGAGGGCGTAGAGAAAGCCCTGCCGGAGCTGACCGAAGGACAGACCCTTTCGGTTTCTGCGGCAATCGTCAAAGAAGGCAAAAGCAGTCCGCCTCAGCACTTTACGGAGGACACCCTATTGTCCGCGATGGAGACTGCTGGAAAAGAGGATATGCCGGAGGATGCCGAGCGAAAAGGTCTGGGTACACCGGCCACCCGTGCCGGTATTTTGGAAAAGCTGGTATCTGCCGGTTTTCTGGAACGAAAAAAGAGCAGGAAAACGGTGCAGCTTCTCCCTTCCCACGATGCAGTTTCCCTTATCACAGTCTTGCCGGAACAGCTGCAATCTCCGCTTTTGACTGCCGAGTGGGAGTACCGTCTGGGCGAGATCGAGCGCGGGCAGCTTGCCCCAGAGGAGTTTCTGGACGGGATCAGCACCATGCTGAAAGATCTGGTGGGGACTTATCAGGTCATCAAGGGAACTGAGTATCTGTTCACTCCGCCCCGTGAGGTGGTGGGCAAATGCCCTCGCTGCGGCGGTGAAGTTGCAGAACTGCAAAAAGGCTTCTTCTGTCAGAATGATTCTTGCAAATTTGCAATCTGGAAAAACAACAAATGGTGGTCTGCCAAGAAAAAACAGCCGACCAAGGCTGTGGTGTCTGCACTGCTTAACGATGGCCGTGTCCGTGTGACGGGCCTATATTCGGAGAAAACCGGAAAGACCTACGATGCCGCTGTGGTTTTGGAGGATGATGGACAGTACGCCAACTTCAAGCTGGAATTTGACCAGCGGAAAGGAGGCAGCCGATGA